CAACAGTGTGATCCTTCCAGTCTTATTTGCCGCAGCAATCCGCGAGAAGGGAACTGCTGCGAACTTCAATGTCCAGTTGTCAGTCGATGGACTGCAGGAGGACCAGGATGCACAGCGGGTGTTCGCTGACGGCTCCGGTTCGTTTGCGATCGTCCGAAAGACGATTGACCAATGGCTCGATGTCATGCGCGACCGGCCTGATGCACTCAGTCTGCATGGGTGTGTGACGCCGGCAACAGTCGGCCATCTGTACAACATCTGGCGATACTACAGGGACGAGGTTGGTATCAAGCGCCTGTGGTTCATCCCGATTCCTGAACTCCTCTGGAAACCTGAACACGTGAAGATGTACCACGAACAGGTCGGTCTCATCTACGAGGACATTCTGAACAGGGTCCGGGCAAGCCATAGCACAGCAGAAGTAGATGCCTATGCTCCCATGGACCGCTGTCTCCGCACATGGTCACGACCGGGGAAGGCGTGCAAGGCTGGCTATGGGTATGGCACCATTACTTCGACGGGCGACCTCTATCCGTGCCATCAGATTTACTACAACGACCCCGGGCATGATACACGCATGGGCGACATCTGGAAGGGTGTCGATCCCGATGTTGAACGCATCTTCAAGGAGTCCGACCAGGCGGACCTCGGTTGTCCGGCAGATTGCGATGCAGTCCATTGTTACCGATGTCTGGCAGCAAACTGGGTCTATCACGGTTCGATGTTCAGTCAGATGAAAGGTCTCTACTGCCTGATGATGAGAAGCGATGCAGACTATCAGAAGACGCTCAAAAAGGAGATAGCAACCATGGGAATTGTCAACAAGAAGCAGGGAGAGAACGGACGGCCGTACAGTGGGCCTTATCAGAAGGACTACGACAGTGGAGAGGCGTGTCAGTGCAACGTCAACCAGCCTTCGCAAGCAGTTGCGAATGCTGAACAACCACCTTCCGACACCGTAACTGTTTTGCAGCAGATCGTTCTGCAGAACAACGAAATCCTCTATGAGTTGCGACGCATGAACGAGAAGAAGTAACCCATGCCCTCCTGCACCTGCGTCTCCCGTGGAAGCTGCGACTGCCTGGTAAGAACAGAACTTGGTATCACGGGTCTCGGCCAAGCATCGGTCAAGATCGTGGGAGGACTTGCCATTGCCAGTTCCAAGACGGTTGATGGCTTGCTGCAGTTGCCTGTCTGTACCTGCGACGTGCGTACTGCCGTCTGCGATTGCGACGCGAGAACGGGGGTAGCCGCTTGTACCTGTGATGCTCGCGATGCTTTCTGCGATTGTGAGAGTAGGGAATCTGCTGCTGCCTGCAACTGCAATGCTCGAACAGCAGTGTGCGATTGCGTCAGTCGGACAAGTGCTGCGACCTGTACTTGTAATGGCAGAACAGCAGTGTGCGATTGCGTGAGCAGAACTGCTGTGGCAGTTTGTACCTGTGTCAGCCGAACGGCCGTTGCAGGTTGCAACTGCGATACACGAACAGCTTGTGACTGTGTGAGTAGAACTGCTGTTTTAGCTTGCACCTGCCACATGCTAGACCCTCAATGCAGTTGTCAGTCAGTGTATCATTGTGGCTGTCAGGCTGAGGGCTCCTGTCCGGGTAATGGGTCATACACATCTTGCAATTGCGAGGAGCGTGGGACATGCACTTGTGACGCGAGGACGGCTGAGGCGGCTTGCACATGTGACGCCCGTACTGCAGTCTGTGATTGTGTGAGTAGAACGGGCGCTGCAACCTGTGACTGTAACAGCCGAACGGCAGAGGCGACTTGTACCTGCAATGCCAGAACAGCTGTCTGTGACTGCGTGAGCAGAACTGCAGTAGCCGCTTGTGTCTGTAACGCTCGAACAGCCGCTTGTGACTGCGTGAGCAGAACTTCCGGTGCTGTCTGTTACTGTGATACACGTACTGCTGTCTGCGATTGTGTGGATCGAACCGATGTTGACGCCTGCACCTGTGACCTTGAAGTCACGCCAGGCGCCTGTTATGAGAATGTAGCCTAGCATGGAAACCTACGTGGTGCATGTGACCAACGACTGCAACTGTGCGTGCCTCTACTGCTACGAGCGGGGAAAGCATACCAAGGACAGCAACTTCACGGTCGAGGAGGTCGAGAAGTATGTACGACAGGTCATTGAGTCCACGTCAGAAACCGAGTTTGGCATTGAGTTCCTTGGCGGGGAACCGATGCTCAACTTCGAGGGGATCAAAGCCGCCGTTGCGCTGGCAGAGACGTACAAGAACAAGAGTATTTCCTACACCATCACTACCAATGGAACTCTACTCCCAGAAGGTTTTGCCCTGTGGTTACGTGATCACGAACGCGTCCGATGGGCCACAAGCATGGATGGCACAAAGTGGAGCAACCAACTGCGTGTCTTCGCAGACTATCCAAACGAGAACACCTACGGTCGCGTCAAGAGCAACTTCCATCGGCTGCACACTGTCCTGGAAAGCGTCGAGCAACTGAGCATTCACATGGTCACGCACCTGTACAACGTGTACCTGCTGGCTGCCAATGTTGAACACCTGTATGCGGTCGGCGTGCGGTCGATCGGTATCGGGACCATTGAAACGACCATGACGATCGACGCACAGTACGAACGGCGGTTCGTGACAGAGATGGCAACAGTCTCCGCGTTTGTTCGTTCTCACCCTGACCTGCATGTTGACATCCTGGACTATCTGAAACCTGCGACTGACCAGCGCACCTACATCTATGACGAACAAGGGAAGTGGATCGGTGAAACATATGGCAGGGCGCAGGACGACTTGACACACCATGATGGCGCTGTGAAGTCGGTCGTTGTTGGTTCTCCGATCGGCGACAGGATTCAACGGTTGCGTTCCCGGGTCTACGAAGCGCATCAAAAGAGTATCGAGCGAACTGCGGAGGTGGTGGGATGAATGATGGAAGCGACAACATCCGGTTATCCGAACAGCTTGAAGCACTCAAGGACATGCTTACCAAGAGCAATCAAACAACAGACCGGGTACTCTGGATTATCAGTGACCCCGATGTTGGACTTGTGAGGCGTGTCGGAGATATCGGACAGGTGACGGCCACAACTGTCACAGAACAGTCGAAACTGACGGAGCAGGTTAAATCACTTACTGCGAACGTAGCAAGGATCCAGACCGACCAGAACAAGGCCATGGAGGAACAGAGTGCGCACGACGATAGTATCAATGCCCTCCTGAAAGTCAATTCAGATGCTGCGGAAGCGAAGAAACCGCTTATCGCCATCGCCTATGGCATCCTTGAAAAGTTATTGTGGATAGTAGCGATTGGAGTTATTGGATGGTTGGGAGTTCTCGTTTCTCGGGGGAAGTAGGAGGTATATATGCAGGGTTTTGACTACGCAAGTGCAAGACCTGACCTTGACGAACTGAAGAAGGTCGGCGGGTTCGTCTGCCGATACGTCTGCGCTGTCATCGGAACGAAAATCATCACTCAGGCAGAGGCCAACAACATCAAGGCTCATGGTCTTGGCTTGGTCCTCGTCTACGAGCAGTATGAGCAGCGACCGCTTGAAGGTCGTTCAGCCGGTCACGCGGATGCTCTTGTGGCGCTTGCTCAGGGCAGAGCAGCAGGCTTTCCTGATGACCGGCCTATCTACTTCGCATGTGACTATGACTTCAGACCGGTCAATCAACCGGCCATCGACGAGTATCTACGCGGGGCGGCTGAGGTCGTAGGACTTGCCCGCACGGGTGTCTACGGAGGCATCAACCTCATTGACCGTTGTTGGGCTAGTAAGACTGCAACATGGTTCTGGCAGACGGGCGCATGGTCATACGGGAAAGAGTCAGTTCACGCAAACTTTGTCCAGATGACTGCTGTGAACCCTCAAATTATCGGAGGGGCAAAGGTCGACATCAATGAGACGAGGAAGGAAGACTGGGGAGCAGCGTGGATGCCGGTGCCAAGAACGGTCAACATTGCAGAGCAGTATGGTATTGACCACAAGTATATTGATCCAGGACACGACCCTAATGGGCCAGTGAGTTGGAATACCCTTTGGTGGACGATGTATCGTGCCCTCAAAGGCAAGTTGTAAAAGGAGATGCTTATGACGCAGTTTCTGATTCTTTTCATCTTAGCTGTGCTTGTCGAAGCGATTGTCAGTCTGACACTTGGGGATGTTCCCGTTCCCGGGTGGGCCAAGAAAGTCGCATCCATGATTCTTGGGGTCGTGTTCTGCGTCTTGTGGAAGGTCGGGCTCATCGCCATGCTCGGCGTTGAAGGCGGGATACCGGTCGTTGATTATGTAGCCACGGGCATCATCATCTCCCGTGGCAGTAACTATCTAAATGACTTACTTACTCGTGTCAAAGGGAGCAACGTTACTCAGACCACAACGACTACCCCCATCATGCCGGATTCGTCGACAACAACTACAACCAAGACGACGCCGACAGTTCCACCACTTTCACTTTTATAGGAGGATACGGTGACTAAGAAGAAGACAGTGACGAAGCCTGTTGTGAAGAAGACCACAGTCAAGACCGTGAAGCCAGTCGAAGTCAAGAAACCGGAGAAGGTTGTCTATCCGGTTGATCCATCAGAAGGTAAGGAGCACGAGCATTTTTAGTGCTTCTAATGTTGATGGCAGGATTACTCCTGCCATGAACACTAGAACGGGGAGTGTGAGACAATGCCAAGACTCGGACAGTACATGACAGATGAACAGCGAGTGCGGATGTCTTTAGCGCATATGGGACACGTTGTATCTGATGAAACACGGACAAAAATGTCTACTGCCTCAAAAAACATGTCCCCAGAGACTCGTGCAAGAATGTCTGCATCAAAAATGGGAAACACAAATTGTCTTGGCCACCATCCCTCTTTAGAGACACGAGCAAAGATTTCTGCTGCCGGAATGGGACGTATTCAGTCTCCTGAGATGCGAGCAAAGTTGTGGAAAGGTGGCAGGCAAGTATTTAGACGTAAGAGTAATGCGAAGCGTCGTTTACTTGGCTTCATTCTAATGAACTCTCCATTCCTTGGATATGAAGGACATCATCTTGACAAGGACCGTGTTGTCTATATCCCGAAGCCGTTGCACAAGAGTGTGTGGCATAACGTCTTGTCTGGCAAGAACATGGAGAAGATCAACACGCTTGCAGTTCAGTGGTGGATGTCACAGGTTATGAGAACAGGGCATACTCTGCCAGTAGGAGGCTAACGTGAATTGGACGTTATTGCAAGCAAAGAACAAAGTCAAAATGCTCTTACGTCCGCTGAATGCCTCTTACTATCAAGATGAAAATGGAACTGATGCTCCCATCGTAGATTTACTCAACGAGGGTGTGGCTGACCTCTGTTCCACGAAGGCTCCCTACATGCTTTGGGATAACTCTGCGACACCCTGTGTGGACAGCATGAATATGATCCTCGATGCGGATATGCTTTCCATCAAACGTGTCGAACTCTTGACTACCCTTACAGATCCGGATCCGAGAGTGCTTCGCCGGCCAGAGGATTATGACATCCATGAAGTCTACATGGATTTCGTCAACCCACTGACGGGAATCATTCGCATCCTGGGAACCAAGAGACCAGACTTGCTAGTATCAGATACCGACCTCATGCCAGTTGGAAGTCCATTCCAACTGGGGATCGTATATTTTGCGTGCGCTGCTCTCGCATTAGCAGGCGGGAACGCTGGTGTGGCTCTTTCTGGACAATATATGACGTACTATCAACACATAAAAGTTCTATGGGAACAGCAGACCATGAACGAGAGTACGAGCCTGCGAGCGCAAAGTAGCAACCCTGCCAACTGGGATGGAGACGATCTGCTTGACTATCGGGATATACCGCGCGGAAGGATTGAACTATGAGTATTACCCAAGAGCAGTCTGGGAGTGGGTTATACCAAATTATCTCCGGTAGATTTTCCGGATTATTTACAGCCGATCCAGCAACTGCTATTCCTGATTCTTACCTTGCCGACATGTCCAACCTGCGTTGCACCGATTATGGCGCACTCAAGTCTGTGCCAGTTCCTCTTGCGTACGCTGCAACCTTGCCGGTACCTCTGACGTTCATTCACTCCATCTCCCAACCACTGTTGCTCTACATTGGCATGGGCGGCTATTGCTATGGACAGGTGGGTGAGGTCAGTGAAGGAATGACGGCTGTCGCTTCTGATGCAGTAGGCGGTCATCTGCTCGCAGTAAAGACATTACGCTTGTTCACGTCGTTCAATGGCGGAGTTTCATGGACTGAACGCAGGCCGGCGGGCGATGTCGACTTGGACTGGTGGGCACTCGCTTCTGACGCCGATGGCAGTCATCTGGTCGCGGGAGTGAACGGAGGACGGCTCTATACGTCAGTGGACAGTGGTGCAACCTGGACAGAACGGAGACCAACTGGAACAGATACCGATATGTTCTGGTGGACTGTTGCATCTGATGCTGACGGCTCTCACCTCATCGCAGCCGCTGATTATGATAGAATCTATACCTCTGCCGATTATGGCGTGACATGGGTAGAACGCCGACCAGCAGGGGACGTGGATGCCTATTGGTGGATGGTTGCTTCCGATGCAAATGGCTCCAACCTCATTGCGGCGATGAACCCTGGACGGCTGTACACTTCCGCCGACAGTGGTGCCACGTGGACAGAGAGGAAACCAGCAGGAGATGCAGACAAGGATTGGTGGGCTGTCGCGTCTGATTCTGACGGTAGTTTCTTGCTTGCAGCAATCAACTCAGGAAGGCTATATACCTCTGCTGATTCCGGTACAACGTGGACAGAGAGAAAGCCCGCAGGAGATGCAGCCAAGAACTGGCAGGCAGTTGCTTCTGACGCCGATGGCTCCAACCTCCTTGCAGAAACATATGCCGGGGTTGTCTGGGCCTCTGTTAACAGTGGAGTGGACTGGGCAGAGGAACAAGCATCAGGAACCGCCAAACTCTTTGAGGGGTATGACGCCTTACAGGGGTTCAAGTTTGTCCGGTATCTTGGCAAATGGTATACCTTCACCCATGACTTAGGGTTATATCAGGGGATTGTCGGGACGGAGATCTCCTTACTCAATGGTGATTATGGAATAACAGGCAACCGCGAGTGCAATGCGATCTGTACCTATGAAGCACGGCTCTGGGTCGCCTTCGGGAACATCTTGCGTGGCTCGGGCAAGGCTAGTGATCCTGAATCAGTTGATGCGGTTCTTGGCAACCGTCAGGTATGGGGAGCATGGACTGGAGGGAACTCGCAGATTGAGATTCAGTTCACCGATGATCTGGTGATTACCCATCTCTTCAACATGACCAACGGACTCTACATCTTCACGAACGACCATGTGTATACCCTTGCTCAGTTTTGGGGTGGAACCGTCAACTGTCTGTACCAGGGCCGAAATCTTCCTTCTCCCGCTGTCCGTGGGTTCCCATTGTGTACGGGCAATGCAATCTACTATGCCCGCGACAATGCGTTCTATCAGTTCGTCAATGAACCGACCGTCATCAGCAGTGTCCTGGCGTTGGACATCAAAGCCTACTACGTTGCAGACTACGACCATCGTCTCTGGTTCCTTGTGTCAAGCGAAGGGGCACCAACTGGGAAAGAGGTCAACTACCTCTACGCACTCAACAAGACGACCGGCACCTGGGAGAAGTACGACATCCAGCTCACGGCATATAACGCGACCACGGAACTCTATGACACATTGACTGCGATGGTCGAGGGTCCACGGACAGGTGCAGCAGGGAACGACGATCTCATGTTGGGAACGTCGCTCGGGCAGATTATCCGGTGGCAGTCGAATCAGGAAGAGACGGAAACACTGCCCTGGACTATTCTCACCAAGGCGTTCTCTCCGACCTTCGACCAGCCGCACACACCTGTCAAGTTTATCATAGACTACCGTACCGTAACAGCAGCTGCTGACGCTACCTCGCCCGTCATTGTGACAGTTTTCATTGATGGTCAGGAATGTCCGACAACAATACGGTTGGACATGGCAGAAGGCACTGGCGGCGTGTTCAAGCACCGTCAATTCAACATCCCAAACAACAAAACAGCGAACACCGTACAGTTTGCGCTCAGTGGAACTGGCCGTGCTGAAATCTTGTCAATTGGCTACAGCCTTTCGATAGCGGCAGTTGGAGACGTTAATCCGTGAGCACACTACCTACTGTAGCAGGAAACCTTCAACCTTCTGCTCCCGACACGCTCGGAGCATCGGGAATCAACATCCCTGGAAGCCAACTGCCAACCACGACAGATGTTGTCAATGCGATCAACGCTGCTAACCCAACGATTGGTCCCGGTCACTTCGTACAACTTGTTGTTGATGGACCATCGGCATTCAATGGTCCCGTCTACTTCGGTGCATCACAGCATACGGCATGGTTCGACTGCTCGCCGGCAACGGTGGACCCGACAGTTGTTCTCGACTTTGCCAGCGGGCCACAGCAGTATCTCTTTCTCACGCGCGACACGATTGTCTGGCTGCCGACGACTGACCAGCAAGAGGGTATGTTCTTCGTCATGGTTCAGCAGGATCCCGAGGGTCCATGGCTGCTCACATGGAAAGCGAACAATCCAGCAACAGATGGGAGTGCTGTGGTCTACTGGCCTGGCGGAACAGAACCAACGATGACCGCTACAGTGGGCGCTATCGACCTCTACACGTTCCTATGGTGTCAGAACCTGAACGGGGGCAACGGAGCCTTCATTGGTATGGTGACACAAGACCTGAGGATTCCAGCATGATAAGTATACTAAACGCAGGAGGTTGACAATGGCGACTACTACTGGGACGAACCAAGATCAAGCCTTCATAATTCAGCTACTTAAAAGTTACAAGATGGACTATGAGAACTCGACTACGAACGTTGAACGTCAACAGGCCGCCGCCAAAGCCGATGCTCTCAGGGTTAATGCTAAGTTGCAAGGAGTCGATCTTCCTGAGAGTGTATGGGGACAAAACGTACCCTTAGAAAGAACTCCTGGAGGCAAGTCCATCGACTTCAATATGTTGTCGACTGTCGGCAAAGCATGGGCTTCTACGAACCCCATAGACGACGTTTCCCGCTGGAAGCAACAGGTCGGCACTGGACTCACTCAGAACCTCGCAGGATACCAGGCGCAATTTGCCAATGCAAGCGAA